AACTGCTTTCTGTCCAAGGCGGTTAGCTGCCCATGCAACTCCACGTCCGTGGTTACCATCTGTTGCTGTAAAGAATGTAGCCTGTCCGAATTCTTCTCTTAATTTATCAGAAGAGAGAACATTATATGGCAGTTCGCTGATATCGCGGCCGACTTCTTTTGCAATATAGCGTCCCATTGCGTAGGAGCCTCCAAGTACTTTGAATGCATTTAATCCAAATCTGTAGGATTCATCTTTGCAGAAAATATTCTTTACTCCTAAATATTTGGCAAGAGAAGAAAGATTCTGAAGAGGTGTCACACTGTACTGTGGGAAACTTTTGTGGAATTCATTTGCTTTTTTTACATTTTCTTCGGACATCAGTTCCAGATGTTTATCATCTGATTTTGGAACCTCATTTACAGTCCATTTTAATCCTTCTGTCATAAAATGACCTCCCTAAAAATTATCTTGTGGTTTCCTTTAATTTCTGATTCTATAATACCATAATAAAAAAATTTTGCAATAGAAAATACAAAATTTTTTAGGTTTTTCAAAAAAAAGTTAGGTATAGCAATAAGAACATTGAAATAGGACCTGAAATATGTTAAAATTATAAGCAACGTGCGTCTCATTTAATAGGAATAAACACAAATATTTCTATTCATTTGTTTTGTGGAATTGAGAGTACAAGAGAGGAGAAAATACTATGGCAGTATTTCATGCATTTAAAGCATTGCGCCCTGTAAAGGAAAAGGCAGCAGAAGTAGCGGCACTTCCATATGATGTGGTAAACAGAGAAGAGGCTAAAATAATCGGAGATGAGAATCCGTTATCTTTTTTGCATGTAGACAGACCAGAAATGGATCTGGAGCCGGGAATTGATTTATATGATGAACGGGTTTATGAAAGAGCAAAAGAAAATCTTGTTAATATGGAGCAAAAAGGGATTCTTGTTCAGGATGAGGAGCCATACTACTATATATATGAACTTGTGAGGAGAGGTAAAACACAGACGGGTATTGTAGGGTGCAGCTCGATTGATGATTATTTGAATGGTGTGGTAAAAAAACATGAACTTACCAGAGAGGATAAAGAACAGGACCGTATCCATCATGTGGATTCCTGTAATGCAAATACAGGACCGATTTTTCTTGCATGCAGATATCCGGAAGCTCTGCTCAAACTGATGAATGACTGGAAAGAAAGCCATGAGGCAGTATATGATTTTACAGAGGAGGATCAGATCACGCATAGAGTATGGGTGATTGAGGATAGGGAAGTTATTGCGAAAGTAAATAAAGAATTTGCAGGTATTGATTCTCTTTATATTGCAGATGGACATCACCGTGCAGCGTCTGCTGTAAAAGTAGGCCTGAAGAGAAGAGAGCAGAACCCGGGGTATACAGGAGAAGAAGAGTTTAATTATTTTTTATCTGTTGTATTTCCATACGATCAGCTTTGTATTCTTCCATATAACAGAATAGTCAGGGATTTGAATGGACTGACTGTGAAGGCATTTCTCGGAGCATTGAAATTTAACTTCGAACTGATGCTGATGCCGGGATTTCCGTGTAAACCTGTTGAGAAGCACTGTATGGGAATGTATGTGGACGGACAGTGGTATCACCTGAAAGCGTGGCCGGATGTATATGAGAAAAAAGATGTAGTGGGACAGTTGGATGTATCCATCCTGCAGGAAAAAGTTCTCACTCCAATTCTCGGAATTGAGGATCCACGTACAGATCAGAGAATTTCTTTTGTTGGCGGAAGTCATAAGGCTGCGGAACTGGCTGCAATTGCGGATAAGACTGGTGGAGTAGCATTTGTTATGTACCCGACTTCCATGGAAGATCTTATGGAAATCGCAGATGAAAGCAAACTGATGCCACCGAAATCCACATGGTTCGAACCGAAGCTTAGAAGTGGATTGTTTATACACAAACTGTAATTATATTGTTTATAAAGATATTAGAATTTCGACATGGACTTTTTCCTTTTTCGATGGTACAATGAAATTCATACTAAAGAGAACAAAATGTACTGATGGCGAGAAAGGAGGGAGAGAAAGTGGAAGATACAGAACTGAGAAGTATTCTTTTTTCCATTCAGGGAAGTATAGTCAGTTTTCAGAATGATATGTCCGAGGTAAAAAGAGATATTTCAGATATGAAGAGCGATATCATAAATATGAAAGCAGATATCAGGGAACTCCAGGAAGATGTGAAAAATATAGAACTTAAACTGGAAAATGATGTCGGCAAGAAGATATCTGTTCTTTTTGATGCACATACGGATGAACTTCGCTATAGAAAAGAGAATAAGGAAACCAGAGAGATAGTTAATGGATTGGTGATGCGTGTTGATAATCTGGAAAAATCTGTTATGACAGCATAGGTAACATTCAAAGAACATATACATAAGATAAACAGGGAGAAAGTTCATTGTAAAATTTACAGTGGGTTTCTTCCTGCTTGATTTTTAAAAAATTCTGCAGAAAAAGAGTTGAAATCACAGGAATGATTTGTTATACTCATATTCGTTGCGGGGTATGGCGTAGCTTGGTAGCGCGCACGGCTGGGGGCCGTGAGGTCGCAGGTTCAAATCCTGTTGCCCCGATTCAAAAAGCCTTGATTTTTCAAGGCTTTTTATTTTTTGTGTTGCATTTCGTGTTGCATAGGTCATTAAAATGACTGTTCGCAATATTTGAATATTCTTTTGTTTTATCTGAAAGGGCATGTCTGTACACAGCTTTCAGAACCCCATCATTGCTCCAACCTCCACGTTGCATGATATACACATCAGGAACTCCAAGAGCATGTTGGATAGAAGCTGAGTAATGACGAAGATCATGAAAACGAAAGTGTGGCAGACCGGCATCTTTCAGACAATGCTCAAAACGCTTTGTTATCATATCTGGATTAAGAGTTACAATTCTTCCGTTAATCCCTTTCCATTTTTCAACAACGAAATCAGGAAAATCAATAAATCTGTCACCAGCATAAGATTTAGGCGTTTTAATAATCCACTCCATGTTCTGATTCTGAACCATATTTTTACTTACATGAACGATACTTCCGGAAATATCACTGGACTCCAGTGCACAGATCTCACCACGACGCATTGGACCGAATGCAGCAAGAAGAATTGGGAGTTCCATTTCAGTTCCTTCTACAAATTCAAGAAGCTGTTTTATTTCGTTATCTGTAGGAATATATAATTCAACATGCTTCTTCTTTGGAAGAGCCGTATTCAGAGCAAATTCAGGACGGTATGCCTTTAAGGTTGCTGATATAAGTCCATGTATGTTTCGTACTGTTTTAGGCGAATGAGTAAGAGACTCATAATTTATAGCCTTTTGTATATCATCCTGCGTTATCAGATCAATCCTCTTCTCCATTAAAATTTTACAATATGTTCTGCGAATTTTTCTATATTCAGATATTGTTCTTGGAGATAATACATTTTCTCTGGAATTAATATAGTTATCCATAGCATTTCCGAAATCGATTGACTGTATGTTCGAAAACTGTTCTTTATTAGCTGCCCATGCTGCAGCTTCAGCCTCACACTTCCTTTTTCCTTTGGCAGAAGAATCATTACAAGTAAAAGACTTGTAGATACGCCTCTTTTTTACAGATCCATCACACTGGGGACATTCTTCAAAATGAGAGAACACCTGACATCTCCAGGATCCAGATGGAAGTTTCTTTGCAGTTGCCATACTATCACCTTCCTTATTTAATTTTGGGTATAAAAATAACAGCCACACAAACGTTCGGCTTGTGTAACTGCTCCGAAGATGATACAATATCTTTGCAAACGTGGTATCTCTTCGGAGATATTGACCGGTTCCTGTTGGCGCAGGGGCCGGTTTTTTATTTATTATTTTTGCTTTACGAGTGAAACAATTGCTAAAATAACATTAACTAAGCACCAAGTTGCCCAGATTCTTAAATCAGAAAAACTTCCTGCCAATGTATAACCGAAAAAGGTAGCAATACCAAATAATACAATAAGTGCAATGTTCCCGCCTTTACTGCCTTTGCGAGTTGCAATGGATACAATGCCTCCGGCAAGGAGCATGATAGCAACGATGATTCCGGCAGATCCGCTCACTTCGCCTGTTTCACTAAGAGAGTTATTAAGACCAGCAGCACATGATTGAAAAGCAACCATAAAAAATAACACAATGGATAAGATTCCAGATACTAATTTCCAAGTTTTCATTTTATCTCCTCCGTATTAAACATCAATTTCAAAAATAGCAGATTGTTTTTTGCCATTGCTGTCATAAGTATAAAAGTTTATTTTGAAACTTCCGGCATTATCAACACCAATGCATGCCTGAGCCTGACAGGAGGCACCGACAGGCGTTTCTTGTGGGTACATTGAGATAGTGCCAGGATATGAATACCCCATTTTTCCAGCATTATCAACAATACCGTCTTCCAGACTTATATATAGTCCGTTCATGAGATCATCGTCATAACCAAGATTTTCATAAGTGTATGTTACAAGATAAACGGCGGCCGGATTGTTATCACTATATTCATTACGATCATCTGTCGCTTCGACAGAATCAACTGTGATTTTCCATTGGCCTTCTACCACATACGATTCACCAATTTTATATGTATCTTGAGATGTGGACTTAGTTCCGGAGGAAGCTTCATCAAGTTGCTTTTGAAGTTCATCTATTGTTTTTTGCATCTCACTGATTTGATTTTCTAATTGCGCAATTTTATCATCTTTGGCATCTGCAAAAATAGGAACACATGGTGAAAGAGCGAGAGCACCGGCTAATAATACTGCAAAAATCTTTTTTTTCATCAAAATCTTCTCCTTTTTTAATGTGCTTTGAAATGATTATTCCTGAGTGTCTTCAGCATACATAGTAAAGGAAGAACTGAAGCTTTCCCAGTCAGCTTTATTTTCTGCATAGGTTTGTGTGGTTTCTTCACCGTTTGAAGAGTCTTTCACTACAAGCTTATAATCTACATCTTTTTCTGGAACCCCATTAACCTGCTGATATGTCGGTGCCATGAGTAACGGAAGAAATCCGATAAAATATTCTGATGGAGCCAGATCAGAGGATGTAAGCTGAATTTCAAATTCTGTCATATCATCGTTGTAGGTAATATTATCGACATTAGGATAGTTATCATCATCCAAAATCTGTTTAATGTAATCATCAAAACTATTCTTCAGATATTTTTTCCATTTTTTCTGTTGCTTTTTATCAAGCGTGTAAGAAGTGGAACCGTCAGAATTAGTTACTGTTTCTTTTGCCTCAGGCAAGTCTGTAGTGCTTTCTTCTGTGGTACTTTCCTCAGTACCGTAATTTGGAACAGTGATAGTGATATCTTTGGCAAATACCGTTGCCGTAGATGATGTGACAAGTGTTGCTGATAATAGTACAGCAAATAATTTCCTTCTCATGTAGGTATCCTCCTGAATTTTTTATTAAAACGCCAAAGCGAATTAATTCATTGGTATATACGAAAAGATTTGTATAATAAAATATTTTACTACTATAAAATGTAATATACAAGCGTAAAGAAGGAAAACTTTTTATAACGATATAGGCTTTAATTATTCAGTAGCAATGATCTTTATTACTGCAAATGGTTGAAAATAAATCAGGTAATTATCAATCGAAGCGTATAGTCCATATTTTGATTTGTAGCAATCAATAGCTTCCATTAAATATTCTTCTGTGGCATCCAGGTATTCAGCCATCTCATAGAGATTTCTGCACCCAGATTCATAAGCTCTGATCAGACCAGTAAGTCCGATTTTTAGATTATACCCATAAAGCCGTGCACGGTATTCTTGCTTGCGATTTTCAACCTTGGACTGATCCAGAATATCTCCGGAAGAAGTATAGTAGTGTCCAAGTTCTTCCGCCAGAACACATGATTTTTCTTTTTGAGTAGCAATTTTTTGTCTAATAGCAACACGCCTGCCGCGGATCAGGCCGTCGTGCTCAGTAAGAGGCTGCTCTTTTACCAGCAATCCTTCCTGATCGGCAGCAGTCAGTAATTGTTCGTAGTTCAATTGGGATCACCCCTTTAAGCAAATAGTACAGATTAGCAGTAGTAGCTGATCTGATGAAATGTTGCATACCAGAGATCAAGAACATCTTTGCTTCGAGCCTCTATAGTTTGCATAATGAATCGAAGCTGTTTGGCTGGAATCTTTGATTTGTTATGGCAAAGAAGACAGCCGCCGTTTCGAGTAATCCATATTTTGGTTGCGGTAGGAGACGGAATGCCCTCACATACATGGACATGTACTGGTTCTAGAGGATCATTTTCATTTACCCAGAAATATATGATATAAGAACCAATCTTAAAAACTCGAGGCATTATCCATACCTCCTTCAAATCCTCCTTCACGGGCTAACTGCATAATAATGTGTGCAACGGATGCCAGATAATCCTGAAAATATTTAATTTCTTCATCAGAGAATCCATCAATATTTTCCCACTTATAATCAGGCAACCAACATGAAGCGGAATGGAATCCACCGTAAACAGGTTTTTCGATACGGACTTCAACCTGTTCTTTACCGTCTTTTTGAAGAGACTCAGAATGAACAATTTCTGTATTGTCATTTAGTGTCATGAATGGATAAAGCATAATAACATCTCCCTTCTATTCCCATTTACTATCATCATTCATAATATCTATATCCTGCTTGTGCCCTTCAGGAGTAGCTTCAACATTTGTCCGGGCATGAGCTGCAAGAAGATCTTCTTCCATTTGCTGGGTGGAGAGAAGGTTCTTTGAATAAGTGAGGACCTTTTCCTGATTGCTAGGAATTAATTGTTCATATATATCAATTATTTTTTTATGAGACTTTGTATTTTCACTAGGGGGAAGGACTGATTCCCAACCCATTAAGTAGGCGGGAGATACCCCGAGAGCGCTGGCTAAGCTGGCAATTTTGTCACGACGCATATTTGCGATTATTCCATTTTCCCATTTTCTTACTGTGCTTTTGCCAACGCCAACCTTATTTCCTAACTCCTCTAAAGTCATATTGTTTTCAGAACGTAATCGTTTAATTCGGTCTCCCATATTTTCCATTTTATCTTCACCTCCGATAATGGAATTATATCATTAATGTGTCTTTTACGCAACATATAAATATAAAATAAAACAAAAAGTGTCTTAAAATACACAAAAGGCATTGACAAGAAGCTGATGTGTGTGATAAATTAGTAGTGTCCTAAAAGACACTGAAAGGAGGGAAGAGTGTTGGATAAGTATAAACTTGAATATGAAATGAAAAAAAGAAAGGTGTCTCAGGAACGACTGTGCAAAGCGATTAATATAAGTAGATCGGCGTTTTATCGAAAATGTAATGGAATATCCGAATTTACACAGAGCGAAATTCAAGCTATAGTTGATTACTTAGAGCTTGACTCTCCGATGGGAATTTTTTTTAAAGAAAAAGTGTCTTAAAAGACACTGATAATTTGAATATACAGAAAGAGGTGAGACGAACGAAAAAACATGTACTTTCAATAGTAATTCCAGCTGCCCTGTGTATCTTATTTAAAACAACAGGGAAGCTAGATGGCAACTTTGAACTTTCACAAACGTTCATGTTGCTGTACTTATGTATCAAAAGTGTTTTAGAAGGGAATTGATGAAAGTTTTGATTTCATCTTGATATAAACCGAGCAAATATGTCAGTATCCAGCCTAATAAATTTATTAATCTGGAGATATGAACACTAGGCTGAAAACCAAAGTATTCCAATAGTAAACTCGGAAAAGTGATTATCTTTTTGATGGCACTTAAGGGATTGAAAGAAGTACATAAATCATTTACCAGAAAATTTCGTTTCATACGAAGATCATTATATATCTTAATTGCAGACGTATAAGTTTTTGATATATCTTCGCCATATGAAAGGGTGTCACTATAGAAGCTGGTAAATTTGCAAATCAAAGGATAACGAAAAAGTAATTCAGATAGACATTTGTCAAAATTTTCATTTTTAATTATTTTGCCATAGGCAGAATATCTTCCTGAGTTCAAAAACGAGGTTAAGGCGTCAAGACATTTATCAAGCTGCAGAATTTTGAAGAAGTTGGAAATGATTGAACATAAGTATACGAGAACAAAAAGTATAAAAAATATTTTAAACATGAAAAACTCCTTTGAATTATTCAGGTATGCCAGTACCTGTAATACAAGAATAGGAGAAACATAAAGAAAAGTCAATGATTGGATATCCTTGGACTGGTCTTATTCATAAAATATCCAGCGTTATTGGTTCAACTGTAATTGCCTTGTTATATAAAGTTAAGCAGAGAATGAGGCTCCGTGTTTCGCAGAGCCTCGTGGAAAACAAATCAGTAAAAGCGATATCGGTATTCACTGCCTCTGACAATTAAATACCAATTACCAATACCGGATACGGCAATACGAACAGGGGTTTGCGTGTAATGACCACCATAATATTTAAAGCGTTCGCCCCTTTGATATTTATGGAAATTTACCGTATCTACTAAAAATACATCAGCAGCATTTTTGAGGACTACTTCTACAGAAAGTGTTCCATTGCTGTATGCATAAGGTATTTTTACGGACATAAAATTCTCCTCCCTTCTTCTGTACTTGGGCGTGCCAGCGCCCTGTAACTATAGAGTAGGTGTAAGAAAATGCGTAGTCAAGCAAAACAATTCGACAGAATTCGAGAAAAATCTATGTTAAATATCAAGAAAGAGGTGAGATAAACAATGCCAAAAGTAACTTTAAACCGTGATGCTCCACTTAACGAAGCAGCAAAAAGATTTTACTGCTTTGTCAGAGCTGGCAAAAATAAGAACCAGATCTGTAAGTTAATGGGATATAGCTCAATGACAGATTGTAATAGAGTCAACAATCCAGAATTTTTTACTCTTAGAGAACTGAGAATCCTTTACAGGGAAGCGAAGTTATCTGACGAAGAGTTCATGAAGATGATCAGAGAGGAGAAGTAAGAACATGAAACAGTACATAATTATAATCCTCTGCATCCTTGCAGGAAAGTATATAGAGCTCCCAATTTGGCAAAATGTCTTCTTTATGATTGCATCGTTCTGGGCAATGTCCCAGGTAGAAAATGTTAAGAAATTATAGTAACCAATAAAAAAAGGATTCTCCAGAGATGTCACTCCGAAGAATCCAAGACACATAATAGTTTATCACCCTTTCATTATAAGGGAGAAAGAGAGAATACACAAGTATGAGTATGAAAATTAACAAATTAGAAATTGAAAATGTAAAGCGTATCAAGGCCGTAAAGGTAGAGCCTAAGGCCAATGGTCTTACTGTAATTGGTGGAAATAACAATCAGGGAAAGACCTCTGTTCTGGATTCCATTGCCTGGGCACTTGGCGGTGAACGCTACAAACCATCGCAGGCAACCAGAGAAGGCTCTATGATTCCGCCTACATTACATATTGTAATGAACAATGGACTTGTAGTGGAACGTAAAGGTAAAAATAGTGCTTTGAAGGTAACAGATCCCAATGGCCAGAAAGCTGGGCAGCAGCTTTTGAATGAATTTGTAGAACAGTTCGCATTAGATCTTCCTAAATTTATGGAGGCTTCTGGATCAGAAAAAGCAAAGATTCTTTTACAGATTATTGGCGTGGGGCCACAGCTTACACAGCTTGAACAGCAGGAGAAAGAAATTTATCAGGAGCGCTTATATGTTGGTCGTACCGCGGACCAAAAAGAAAAATATGCCAAAGAACAGCCCTATTACACAGATGCTCCGAAAGATCTTGTTTCGGTGTCTGAGCTGATTCATCAACAGCAAGAAATTCTTGCAAAAAATGGGGAAAATCAGAGAAAACGAGAGCAGTTGCATCAGTTGGAGCAGAAGTACCAGCGTATCAATGAACAGATGTCCGCATTGCTGGCAGAGCAGAAACAGATAGAAAATGATCTTGATATTGCCAGAAAGTCTGTATTGGATCTGCATGATGAATCTACAGAAGAACTTGAACAGAACATTTCCAATATTGAAGAGCTCAATCGAAAAATCAGAGCAAATCTGGATAAAGAAAAAGCAGAAGATGATGCGAAGATTTATCGTGATCAGTATAATTCACTGACAAAAGATCTTGAGGATACCAGAGATAAAAAAACGGAGCTGTTGAATTCTGCAGAGCTTCCACTCCCTGAATTATCCGTCAGGGAAGGCGAATTAATTTATAGAGGCCAGAAATGGGACAATATGTCTGGTTCAGACCGATTAAAAGTATCAACGGCAATTGTACGAAAGCTAAATCCGAACTGTGGTTTTGTTCTTTTGGATAAACTGGAACAGATGGATATGAAGTCACTGCAGGAGTTTGGAGAGTGGCTGGAAGCGGAAGGTCTTCAGGCTATAGCAACTAGAGTAAGTACTGGAGATGAATGCTCAATTATTATCGAAGATGGATATGTAGCTGGACAGAAAGTTTCAGAAGAACCTAAAAAGAAAGAATGGAAGGCAGGTGCATTTTAAAAATGGAAATTATAAAAGGTATTATTCCATGTGCAAAGAAAGTAGTGATTTATGGACCAGAGGGGATTGGCAAGTCCACTTTTGCCAGTCAGTTTCCTGATCCGGTATTTATCGATACGGAAGGAAGCACAAATTCCATGAATGTAGCAAGATTACCCAAACCTACGAGCTGGCAGATGCTTTTAGATGAGATTCAGTATGTGAAATCTCACCCAGATGTATGCAAAACACTGATCATTGATACCATTGACTGGGCAGAATCCATGTGCGTCCAGAACATCTGCGACAAATATCAGAAAACAGGAATTGAAGATTTCGGCTATGGAAATGGTTATGTTTACACAAAAGAAGAGATTGGAAGATTCCTGAATAAACTTTCTGAAATTGTGGAAGCAGGGGTGAATGTTGTCCTTACTGCACATGCCCAGATCCGCAAATTTGAACAGCCGGATGAGTTGGGAGCCTATGACAGATGGGAACTGAAGCTTGGAAAGAAAACAGCTTCACAGACTTCGCCACTGGTTAAGGAATGGGCTGATATGCTGCTATTTGCAAATTATAAGACATTCTCTATTGCAGTAGACGATAAAGGTCAGAAGAGAAAAGCACAGGGCGGTGAACGTGTGATGTACACTTCTCATCATGCCTGCTGGGATGCGAAAAACCGTTATGGATTACCAGAACAGGTTCCGTTCAGCTTTTCATCAATTGCGCACATTATCGTAAGCAAACCAACTGAACAGCCAAAAGCAGAGCCACAGACAACATATCAGGTGGAATCGCAAAAGGCAGCACAACCCGCACCAGAACCGGCAAAGCAGACTTACACTACAGGCGAGCAGATGAATCTTCCATTGAATGAACCAGTTAAACAGGAAGAACAGAAACCATTCCCTGCACAGGATCCGGCTATTCCTAAAGCGCTGCGAGATCTGATGGAACTTAATCATGTTGACGAATGGGATATTCAGAATGTAGTAGCTGCAAGAGGATATTATCCAGCAGATGTGAAGATCAGAGACTATGATAAAGATTTTATTGATGGCTGCCTGATCGGAGCTTGGCAGCAGGTCTATGGAATGATCAAAGAAATGAAAGAAAAGGAATCAATACCATTTAATTAAGGAGGATAACGAATATGGCAATAGAAGGAAGAGAATTTGGATGGGATGACACTATTAAAGCAGACTCGCAGGAATTTGAGCCGCTTCCGGAAGGCGATTACAATGTAACGATTGAGAAGTTTGACAGAAGCAGATCATCTGGAAATGGAAAACTTCCAGCATGCAATATGGCTGTTGTTTACTTTATTGTACATGCTCCTGAGAGAAACGTTACCATTCGTGAAAACTATATCTTGCACAGCAGTCTTGAATGGAAATTGTCAGAGCTGTTTCGTGGTGTAGGGTTAAAAAAAGAAGGTGAAGAACTTCGCATGGACTGGAATGCACTTCCTGGAAAAACTGCACGTGCAAAGATTAAACTGGAGCCAGGGAAAAAAGATCCAACTAAAAAATATAACGTTATTGACAAGCTTTATCCAAAAGAAGTATCAAAACCGGCATTTACACCAGGAGGATTTTAAATGGAACTGCGACCTTATCAGCAGGAAGCAAAAGATGCAATCTTTGAACAGTGGGACAGCGGAGTGTTAAAGACTCTGCTGGTACTTCCCACAGGGTGTGGAAAGACAGTCGTCTTTGCAAAAGTTACGGAGGATTGCGTTCGACAAGGGGACAGAGTGCTTATTCTTGCACACCGTGGAGAATTGTTGGATCAGGCTGCAGATAAGCTCAAAAAGACGACAGGACTTGGCTGTGCAGTGGAAAAAGCAGAATCTTCATGCCAGGGGACATGGTTCCGTGTAGTTGTTGGTTCTGTGCAGACACTTATGAGAGAGAAAAGGTTAAACAGCTTTGATGCAGATTATTTTGACACAATAATCATAGATGAAGCTCATCATTGCATTTCCGATAGTTATCAACGAGTATTACGGCATTTTCCAGGTGCACATGTACTTGGAGTTACTGCCACACCTGACCGGGGAGATATGAAAAATCTTGGTACATATTTTGAATCTCTCGCTTATGAATACACGCTTCCTAAAGCAATCAAAGAAGGATATCTGTCCCCGATAAAAGCACTGACGATTCCATTAAAGATTGATATGAGCAGTGTATCTGTACAGGCTGGTGATTTTAAGGCAAGTGATATTAGCACAGCGTTGGATCCGTATCTGCAGGGAATTGCAGAAGAAATGAAGAAATACTGTCAGGATAAAAAGACAGTTGTGTTTCTTCCATTGGTGAAGACTAGCCAGAAGTTTCGTGATCTACTGAATGAATATGGCTTCCGTGCTGCAGAAGTAAATGGGGATAGCCAGGATAGGGCTGAGATCTTAAAGGATTTTGATTCTGGAAAATACAATGTATTGTGCAACTCTATGCTTCTTACGGAAGGCTGGGATTGTCCATCAGTTAATTGTATCGTAGTTCTCAGACCTACAAAGGTAAGAAGCCTTTATTGCCAGATGGTTGGGCGAGGTACCAGATTGTCACCGGAAACAGGAAAAGATCATCTGTTACTATTGGATTTTCTCTGGCATACAGAGCGGCATGAGCTGTGCCATCCGGCAAGTCTGATCTGTGAAAATGCAGAAGTTGCTCAGAAGATGACGGAGAATCTGGAAAAAGAAGCCGGTATGCCGGTTGATATCGAAGAAGCAGAGAAAAAAGCTTCTGAAGACGTTGTTGCGCAACGCGAAGAATCCCTGGCAAAACAGCTTGCCGAAATGAAAAGACGTAAGAAAAAACTTGTGGATCCATTGCAGTTTGAGATGTCAATCCAGGCAGAAGATTTATCAAGCTATGTGCCGTCTTTTGGATGGGAGATGGGACCACCGTCTAATAAACAGAAAAATACATTGGAAAAATTGGGTATACTCCCAGATCAGATTGATAATGCAGGGAAAGCAGCTAAAATTCTTGATCGATTGGAAAAGCGAAAAACAGAAGGACTTACTACTCCAAAACAGATCCGATTTTTGGAGAGCAGAGGCTTTCAGCATGTCGGTACATGGCAATTTGAGACAGCAAAGAACCTGATTGACCGGATCGCCGGTAATGGATGGAGAATTCCGGGCGATATTGTACCGCAGGAATATAAAGGAGCGTAAGCATGGAACAGAGGACAAGCCTTACAGAAATAATTGAATACATCGATCCCGGATCACTGAACTATCAGGATTGGGTGAATGTTGGAATGGCGCTAAAACTGGAAGGCTATCCGGTCAGTGTATGGGATCAGTGGAGCCAGAAAGATATCAGCAGATACCATTCCGGAGAATGTGAGCGGAAATGGAGATCTTTTTCAGGATCCTCATCTCCAGTGACTGGTGGAACTATCGTCCAGATGGCAATCGAACATGGCTGGGTACCTGAAAGAGGGCATGAGCTGGACTGGAACGACAGTATTCAGCTTGACAGTGATCGTGTTGTTGTTGATAAAAACTGGCTGGAAGGCAGAGAGATTCATGAACCAAAAAACTGGAATCCAGCAGAGCAGTTGATCACATATCTGGAAACATTATTCGAAGCAGGAGAAAATGTAGGATATGTAACTGGTAGCTGGGAGAAAACAGATGAGAAAGGTACTCGCTGGTTACCTCAAAAAGGCTCCTGGGACCGAACAGCAGGACAGCTTATTGAACAATTGAACAGCTGTAATGAAGATATAGGAGCAGTACTTGGTGATTATAACCCGGAAGCCGGTGCATGGATTCGATTTAATCCATTAGACGGAAATGGTTGTAAAAACGAAAATGTAACAGAGTACAGATATGCTTTGGTCGAATCAGATCATATGGATATCGAACAGCAGAATGCTATTTTGCGTGAACTGGAACTTCCGATTGCATGTCTGGTATATTCCGGGAAGAAAAGCCTTCATGCTATCGTGCGCGTGGATGCGGCTGATTATAACGAATACAGAAAGCGTGTAGATTATCTTTACGAAGTATGCCAAAAGAATGGTATCGATGTAGATACGCAGAATAGGAACCCTTCCAGATTATCCAGAATGCCTGGAGTACAGCGTGGAGAAAAGAAACAATATATTGTAGATATTAATCTGGGAAAAGCATCCTGGAATGAATGGTATGAGTGGATCGAAGGCGTAAACGATGATCTTCCGGAGCCAGAGGGACTGGAATCGGTATGGGAAAACCTCCCGGAGCTTTCACCATGTCTGATAGACGGAGTCCTTAGAAAAGGACATAAGATGCTGATTGCAGGTCCATCAAAAGCTGGAAAATCATTCCTGCAGATTGAATTATGCATTGCTATCGCAGAAGGAAAAAAGTGGCTGCAATGGCATTGCGCACAGGGACGCGTGATGTACGTCAATCTGGAACTTGACAGAGCCAGTTGCCTGCATCGATTTAAGGATGTTTATACCGCAATGGGAATCGCTCCGGAAAATCTCCAGAATATTGACATCTGGAATCTTCGTGGAAAATCTGTACCAATGGATAAGCTGGCTCCAAAGCTGATCAGAAGAGCAGCAAAGAAGAATTATGTAGCAATCATCATAGATCCAATATATAAGGTCATTACAGGGGATGAGAACAGTGCTGATCAGATGGCAAATTTCTGTAATCAGTTTGACAAAGTATGTACAGAACTTGGCTGTGCAGTCATCTACTGCCATCATCACAGCAAAGGAAGTCAGGGCGGAAAGAAATCGATGGATCGTGCTTCTGGCTCCGGTGTATTTGCCCGTGATCCGGATGCACTGCTGGATTTGATAGAATTGGAACCAACAGAAGCATTAATGAAGCAGGAAGAAAATAAGGCAGTGTGCAGAGCCTGCAAGGCGTATTTGGATGCTCATTATAAGTGGCAGGATAATCTATCACAAGATGATCTGCTGAGTAGTACACAGATGATGGACTATTGTAGAGAACATCTGGATAAATGGCAGATGAAAGCGTTGGAAAAGCAATTAGAAGATGCTAAAAACACAGTGAAAACAAAGACAGCCTGGAGAATAGAGGGAACTCTCAGAGAGTTTCCAAAGTTCGAGCCGGTTAATATGTGGTTTGATTATCCGGTGCACCGCCTGGATCAGGTAGGAAGTCTTAAGGATCTGCAACTGGAAGCAGAGAAACCGATGTGGGAAAAAGCAGCTCAAAAAAGAAAAGAAAATGCTCAGAAAACCCGTGAGCGTAAGCTGAATGAATTTGAGATTGCATTTCAGAATATTGAGTTTGATGGCAGGGAGATTTCTGCTACGGAATTGGCAGAAGCACTTGATACAACTTCAAAAGAATTGCTTTCATGGCTTGGAGAAGGCAGGCGACAGAAGAAAGAATTAAGAGTTAAATTTGAAAAATATACGGGAGATGATGGAAAAACATATATTAAAAGAAAGGGTGCACAAGACTGCACATGACCTAGATTGTGAGCGGTGCACATAACCGTAATTTTTATGGTCGTGCTCACGGGTGCACATAACCGTAATTTTCTGGTTGTGAGCAGTGCGCAAAAAAGGGGGTGCGCAACTATATACTACGTATATATGTATGTGCGCACCCCACCTAGCGGGGGTAGGTAGTCGTGCGATAAGCTTACGCACGACGACCACCCACCCCGCACTCAGGTGGGCACCATACCTTGAGCAGAGAAAAAGGGAGTTGATTATGATGGAGACTGAATTTTTTTTAGCAATGAATCCTCCGACAGTAACTCATCAGGAACATAAAGTTGCAGTCGTGAATGGAAAGCCGGTATTTTATGATCCACCGGAATTAAAAGCAGCCAGACAGAAACTGATGGCACATCTTGGCAAAGAAGTTCCTGAGGAACCATATAGGAAAGGTCTGCGTCTGGTAACGAAGTGGTGCTTTCTTGATGACGGTAAGCATGGTAATGGTTCGTATCGGATCACAAAACCAGATACGGACAATTTGCAGAAACTGTTAAAGGACTGTATGACCAGAGTTGGTTTCTGGGAAGATGATGCTCTTGTGGCGTCAGAAATCGTAGAAAAATTTTGGTCACAGATTCCGGGGATTTATATTAGGATTGAAGAATTATGACGGGACAGGAATTAATTAAACTTTGGGAATTGTATCCGGAAGTCAGAGCATTGTATGAACATTACAATGGAATCATGATTGAAGACGATGCAGCGTGGAAAGAACTTGCAGATATAGCCGAGGAACTTATCCAGAGCAGCACCACAGAATTAAAGACCACGGTGATTTTGGAGACTGTGCAGCAGATAGAAAAAATTGCAAGAAAGAGGAAGGGGATAAATTTATGAACAAAACATGCGCAACATGTATCGAGAATGATGATGGACTGTGTGACCGCAAAGGAATACTGGTCCATGATGATGATAACTGTGAGAAACATAAGGAATCTTGGAAAGATGCCATGCTAAGACAGTTTAACAAAAAGACGAGATATTGATCACTTCATTACGAGTGAAGTAGTCGCGAGAATATAGAAAGGAGCCAGCCTCCGGCCGGGGCAAGGGTATACCGGGCTTCTTGAAAAAATGAAAAATGAATTAACTACGGAAGAGTGGAAACAACAAAAAAAGGAACAAAGGGCAAGATTTACTGCATTGCAGAATCTGCCGTATAAGATAAAGCTGAAACGACAGGCACGAAGAGCTGAGCAGTTTTATGAAGAATTGCTGAGCAGAGATATGAACTGTCATGTTAGTGTTGGAGGATTGGATAGTATTACCCTGTATATATGGTTGTTGAGCATTGGAATTGAAGTGCCGGCTATTTCAGTTTCGCATGTAGAAGATGCCAGTATCCAGAAAGTACATAAGGCACTGGGGATTGAGATTGTCAAGTCATACAAAAGTAAAGTACAAGTACTGAATGAAGTTGGATTTCCGGTGATAAGTAAAAAGATAGCCGGCAGAATTAATCTGCTTCAAAATCCTACACCGGACAATAAGACAGTACGGCATGCAATCATAACCGGAGAGTGTGGTGCTCAGGGACATTTTGCTAAAAACAGCAGGATGCAGTTGCCGCAAAAATGGTTAAGGCTATTTGGCGGATATGAGAACGAGAACGAAGGTGTGCTCTATAATAAGCCTGATCAGGAAATTAAGATATCAAATGAATGTTGTTATTGGTTGAAAGAAAAGCCTTGTGATGATTGGGCGAGACAGCACAACAGTGCACCGTATCTTGGAATGATGGCCAGCGAAGGTGGGCAAAGGGAAGAAGCATTAATTGAACATGGATGCAATTATTATGGCAAGACGGTGGTCAGATCTGCACCATTTGCAATCTTTATGCGCCAAGATATATTGACACTGGCGTTGGAGATGAATCGATGGTATCACAATCATCTGGATTTTTTTGAAAAGAAATTTCACGAACAGCCTTACGGAAGAAATAAAGATGGAAGCCATAAGGAATATGTGCCAGTAGATTCAATCATTCCGGAAATTTATGGAGTAATTGAAGCAAATGATGTTGGAGTACTGAGGACCACAGGCGCTCAGAGAACAGGGTGTGAGATGTGCGGTTTTGGAATCCACCTGGAACAGCGTCCACATCGGTTTGACCGATTAAGGGAAAGAAACCCAAAGGCCTGGGAGTTTTGGATGTATCGCTGTTGTACAGATAAGGAAACAGGAGAAAAGTATGGATGGGGGAGAGTCCTTGATTACATTGGTATTGAATGGGAGGATATTCCTCCAGTACAGATGACGATATTTGATTTTCCAGAGTATCTACCAGAAGAGAAAGGAAGGAACTGACTATGGCAGAAAAATATAAAACTTGTAAACACAGTACCGGCAAAGTGGGTGAACTGATCGTATATGTTCATCCGACCTGTCCGTGGCTGTCGATGATAAAAGGTACCTTATGCAGCAGTAAGCTCCGCTGCAAGGAATGTAGGAACTGGGAGGCGGAAAAATGAGTAAAAATCTCAAACAAAGGAAATGTGATGATGGTGATTATTGATAATATAGTAAAACAGATAAAACTTGCTATACAGGATGCTCAGGACATGATGGCGGCTTGTAACCATGATTACTGGGAAGGCGTTGGTGATGGGTTGATCCGTGCTATGGACATTATAAATAAACAGAAAGGTGATGGTGGTGATATGGAATATAAAAACAATGAAGGCTATTCGGATCCAACAGCCGGAAAGGCAATCCGGGCAGCAGACCGAATGCCGACACATATCTACAATGTTTATCGTGCATTAAATGCAGTTGCAGGGTTGCATAGCCTTGAAATCATGGGCTTAAGAGATAAGAAGACAGGCCGAGAATGGCCGAAATAAGAAGGCCAGGAGTGTAATTGCTCTCAGCTAAAATGAAAGCCTGCTAATAAAAAGTCAAGTGTTTTTTGAAGAAAATTTCAGAAATCCGATTTGATATTTTTAGGTACAACT